GTACATACCGCAATCCGTAGACGGATCCGATAGTTTACGGTAAAGGCTGATTCACAGGACCAATGTATCCCGACGCGCGTTACGAGACAATGCTGTAACGAACCGGAGCCACCAGTACTGCTGAAATGAACGTGTCAAACACGCTTCAGGTAACGTCAATTTCAATAACGTACCAATCACCTTATTCCGGACTGAATCCGAGAAGGGCAGCATGTACCACCGTGGAAAGTGGACCTACTAGGTTCACGTGTGTGAAGATAGACCCAAAAGAAGAAACAAAACAATCAACTACTGATAACTGCTGATTACAGCCATATCATTGAAGAAACCACCGTCATATGGACATAGTTTGGTGGTGTAGTTGATGAGGGAGGACAAAGAAGTTCGACACCAATCAAAATCATCACGCTCGGACCCTGAAACGGACCTTTCGGTCAGATACTGCGCGAGCGTGTGGCGATAGATATTGAAGAAGTTGCTATTCGGGAGGATGGCATTTTCGTCGAATTGATAATTTTCGACGTACGGGTACCGACCATATACTTTCGTGCGCCAAGAAGCGCCTGAGTACTGGAGGGTCCATCCCGTTCTGTGAGCTAAACAAGCCCGCATTGCATCCCAATCGTAGACCACAGGAATGTAGTCAATCGAAGGCATGATATTTCGTAAATCATGATAGGTCATTCCCAATGTCAGAACTAAATCCTGTAAAAACAGAAATTCAGGAGACGTTGGATGATCACCCCAAATAGAAACATACCAACCATATATCATATCATGATAACCTTGCTCAAATGTAAACTCGTTCTCAATCCAAGGCGTACCGAACCAAATGTCGGGGCCTGAGACCATAAACATATCGGCAAGCCATTTGCTGCCGTGTGTGGTTCCCCATTGCGAAAGCATGGGCCATCCACTGTAATATGAAGCGTAGTAGCGAAGATTCGCATACGCACGTTTGAACGCGTTTTTCAATTGAGTGTTGGGTTCACTATCGCCATAGAAGTACCAAAAAGTACCAGAAATGAACGCTACTAAGATCGCCGAGAGGGGATCGTAGCAGCGGGTGAAGCCTGCGACTGAGCTAGAATGCATTTGGCAGACGATACAGCCTCTTGCAATTGCTGAAGGGCTACCTGTTGTGAGGGCGGTACATTTACCGTATCCCCATCCATGGAAGCCATCTTCAATGATTCCGGAATCGATCCAGTTGCCGCAGCCACGTCTAAACCGTTTTTTGGTTGGGCGGGAGGCGGTTCCTTGTGATCAGACAATTGACCCTGACGATATTTCATATATTCATCATAGTCTCTACGATTCACCGTGAAATTCAGTGACGTAGTCCGGTCGAATAGCTCTAGTTCGCAGTCAAGTACGATGGATCCGACGCCTAGTGTAGCGCCCGGATCGGAGTCAGTAAGGCAAAGTAGAACACCCTGCCAAGTCTGACGGTGCCCAGTCGAACCTGAAACATCATAGTTTTGGTATGCAGGAGCACCTCGAGAAACACGGTTAATGGTATAGTTCGCACTCTGCCACACAGCTGTCGACCAAGAATATTGGAAGTCAGCCATAGCAGCATACGTGGGTTGCGACATCACGTCGCCAAAACCACCATCAGGAACATAAGCAAAACGCAAGTTCCGTGATGTTGTTGTGGGGCAAGCCGGAATGTATCGGAAAGTTAACCGAACAAACCGGAAATAGGTGAAATTCTTTGCAATGGCACCCAGACCGTTCGAAAGAATGTCCGGGGATATGCCGATGTACCAGTAAGGACTGGCATCAAGAGCGTATGCATAACCGCTCCAAAGTTTTACACCACAAACCGTGTTAGAGCATCGTACGCGGATACCCTGACCCAATGTAGGATCATTAATACCCGCCATTTCATACTGATTGGAAGTCGAACCCCGCATGCCAATGGCCATCGGGGCATTCCCTCGTCGTTTGACACGACGATTGTTTTGTTTCCGTGAAGCACCAAAGGAAACCTTTCCTTGTTTCCTTGCACGTTGAGATTTACGTGGCATTGTATGGGATACCTCATACCACTGAGAGACTGTACATCCGACACACACCGACGAACAATAAATAAACTAATTTTTATTGAACGGATATATCTTCCTTGCACACTGAATTCGGGCATATGACTCGGGGAGTACAAAGTACGTAATCCATACGTATTTTATACTAGCCCGTCCATCATAGCATCTCGATGCAGTGGGGAAGTAGGCTGATCCGTGCAGTCGTTTGGCATTCCAGCTAGACTGACTCCAGGAGTAGCTTTAGCACTTCGCAAGAATAAATCTGATCCTCGCAAAGTTTTGGATCATTAAATGTCGGACCCCATAATGAAATAGAATTTACAAACATGAAGGGGCCCCGGAGAACTTCATCCGGGAACATCAATTGTACAGTTGAGATACCACGAGCTCTAGCAGCAGACAAAAGCCGTCTAGACGAGTTCATAATGTTCGTGTTTCTTTGGACATAGAACTTCTGGCTCGCTCGATACGCTAAGGCGTGAATCGACACAACCCGATCATAATCGGAATGTGGGTAGGTATCGCACAAATTACGAAGGTAGTATTTCCCGTTTCGACGAATCGGGATTTGCAATACATTACTACCTTTTTCGTCACTGACCTCTTCCGCTCCCAGGAGATCCTTCATCTCCTGTCGGGTACAACCATTCACAAGGATACGAATGAGGTTTGTACCAAGGAATCTCTGATAGTTCGTAGAGTACTTCTGAATTTGATTACGGGGATCGAGAACACCCAAACCCCCAACCTCTCTAGGGAGGAATATATTGACAAGACCACCACCAGTCGCTTTATCGACGTCTTCGGCGTTTCGCCGTAGATATCGACCAAATGCGAGGGAGCTGTCCATGGCCCCATCTAGGACTTCCTGCAGTATGCTGGCAACGGGACGATTCCGTCCTTCTACTCGACCGACTACTTTACTTTGGCCAGAAACAAGACCAACGTTGTAGTACGGGAGGTACGCAGCATAATGGTGTCTCAATTCAGAAAAAGGACGTGTTTCGGTTAGGACCGAGAATAGCATTGAATTTATCATTAGGCAAGATTTTGAAACATAATTCTTACCCAACGACTTGACAAAGCCAAACTCCGAAACAGTTCTTGACCAGATATCATACTCAACAGCTTCGTTCGAACTATCTATAGGGAACACAATATCGTCGCCATTTACGAGAACCGGATGATTTTGTTCAATTATCGTCCGGATGGGATGAACCACTTTATACCCATGATGAATATATCCATTCAGGAACCTGGTATCTCGCTGCTCACACATTCTGGTCCGCGAAAGATAAAACGCGGCCAAGTTTCCAATACATAATACTGGGAACGACAGAATACTGCCCATTAACTGGCCATTATTCTGAAAACATGATCGGAACGGAGCAGGTGATCGAATAGGATTTGCGTACAGAAGCGGATCTTTGCTATCTGCGTCTTTATCAGTATGAAAGTCATACATGAGGACAGATCCTCCCATCAGGGACATGGTAGCTCGTTGAATTTCTTCGACAAGCCTATCGTTTCCGGTTGATGAGTAGAATCTTTCGCAAATACGCTGTACGATTCTTAGCGTAACAAAAATATTCATCTTGTCAGTAGCTGCAGAATAATCCCCGGAGACATAGGAAGCTCCGGCCGGATAGACTTGGTCAGTCCGGTAAAGAAATATATTTATATCTGA